AACTCTAAAAGGTTTTATGTCTGGAAATAGTTCATTAATCTCTAATTGTATTTCAGATAGTATAGAAGGTACTGAGTCTGAGAAGTTTCTAGTCTTCTCTACATTAATAGGATATCCTTCAGACTCCATTATTGCAGTACGAGCAGCGTAGTTAGCTCTACCGTACATATGTTGAAGTTGTTCTAAGTAGTCGTCCCTGTCAAAAATATCTTTATAGGCTTTAAGTACAGCTTCGTAACCATCAAATAAATACTCAACATCTGATAAACAATAATCCATAATCCATTTTTGCTCTTGAGATGTGAAGGTATCTGGAGACGATATAATAAGATCTCTAATCCTAGTCTTATGTTCTGTATCTATTTGAACCCCGACCATCTTATATAAAAAGGCTGCCATATTGTGCTGTACTTTGGGTTGTTTAAAGTCTCTATTATATGCTTTCTTTATTTGAAGAAGTTTCTTAACCTTACCGTCTATTAATTGATCCCCATAACAGTACTTAGCATTGTGGTTAGTAAGCATCCTCCACTCTAAATAAAGATCAATCCATTTAACTTCCAATAATTTCTTTTCATTCTCTCTTCTTTTAAGTGGTCTTAAGATATCAAATAAAGATAGGAAGGATCTTGCTTCTGCTGTAACTGCGTAAGCTATAACATCATACTCATTATCAATCCAAAACTTAATCTTCTTAATAAGCTTAAGCATATTATCTTTATTCTTATGAAGCCATACTTTCTTCTTTACTCTATTTCCTTCATTGTCTATTTCAATAAAGGCAGCACAAACTAAATTAAGAACTCTCTCTTTAGTCCCATTAAATTCAAAGTCAATTGCTACCTTATTATTTAGCATTATTTAAACACCTTTGTTTCAAGTATAGTTATCTCAATCTCTTCATTGCTAAATCTTCTAGCATACTCATGAGCTCTTAAATAAGTCTTATCTGTTCTCCATCTATCTGAAGTAGCATTCTTTTCTATTGCAATACCAGTACGTCTATCTATCTTTAAATAAGTATGTTTATACATAGTTGATTTAGCGTCTTGGTAAATTCCGTCTACATCTACGGCATTATATTGAAGACATCTCCCTATAACATCATCTATCCCAGTACTCATAATACATCTCCTATATTAAGAAGTTCTGGATTAGGAACGATATACCAATCTTTATCTTCCTTAACCATAGTAGCTATACGTAACTTGTCCTTGCCATATCTAAAATTATCGAAGAACCCTACAACTCTGGATACATTTTGAGGAGGTTTACCTTGAGGGTTCTGATCTAAGAAATCATATTTAAGGTTTTTCCAATCATATCTATCCCTCTCTCCACTCAACACAGTTTCTAAAATAAACTTTTTCCACTGAGTTAGAGAGTTAAGTACTATACTATCAAAGCGATCGCCTCTATAAACCAAATGACTGTCTTCATCAACGCCACCCCAATCATTGCCGATAATATAATGGCCGAACATAGTAATAATGTCTCCTCCAGTATCAACAGCCTTTGCAAGTTTTTCCGCCCAGTCCGCTCCCATAGAATCTCGAAGGGGGATATCACATAGATCAACAACACTAAAACGCCTATCATCATATTCCAGGTAGACATCAGACAAGTCATTATTACTGATAATAAAACTATTAAAAGTCTCCACAGGTTTAGTGGCATCCTGTCCCTTAAATTCAATGTTCTGATATTGATTGATAAACTTCTTAAGCTTAGAGTGATTGGACTTAGTTACTTTAACCTCATCCATAGTAATAACTCTCTTCTCATTTAATAGAGCAGTCCAATCCTTATTTAAAAATGACGATTGGGATTCACTATAGTTCTCTCTACCTACTAATTCTCTCATTAAACTAGAGAAAATACCTTTACCAATACCCTTAGCTCCATTCATTATAAGATAAGTTTCGCATCGGTAAAGGATGGCTGTTTTAATCCAGCTAAATACGTAGTTCCTACAAGCAACATTAGGTATAAGATGTTCAAAGAACTTAATCATACCTCTAGGACAACTACCATCTCCTTCATATTCTCTTAATCTCCATTCAGGAGGACTATATGTATTGACCTTTACCATCTCAAAACCTTCAAATTTAGTTTTTTGAAACGATTCTAAGTTGTATGGGTCATATTCAGATACACAAGTAGTTAATGGTATCTGCGCTTTGATGTCTTTAGGAGTAAGTTGAGCCCAAGAATCATAATGAACTTCAGCTATCTTGCCTGTATTACTATTAAATAGAAGGTTCTTATTTGTTCGTACATCTAAGAAAGGAACGAATTGAGTATAATCAAAATTAGATTGGGTCGGCAACATAGATAAATCTAAATTCACTGTAGTAGACGTCTTCTCTCTTATCTTATGGATAACTCTATCAAGAAATTTACGCCTGCTCTCATCATTGCTCTCAGTATAGAACCAATCTAAAGATATACCTGCCTGAGATAATACTTCTGATCTCTGAATATCTTTTTTAAAGGTTATTACTGCTTTTCTGCCCTCTTCTGTATATATAGAGGTCTTTGTTGTTTTTGTTATCCCTAGATTATCTATAAGGAAATTCGCAAGTCTGTCCGACTTACTGGTTTTTCTCTCCATCACTCTCTTCTCCCTCTTGGATCTAGCCTCTCAAACTAGTTAGTGGTATCTATAAAATTCTCTAAATCATCCTTTAAATCTTTCTTTAAACAGGGAATACATATTTTATATCCAGATAAGTTGTCCTCTACTTCAGCTAATTCATCACAAAACTCACATTCTGGTATCTCTAATGTGCCTGTATAGTCCTCTAAATAGTTCTTAAATCTCTCTTCAAATTCTTTATCGTCCATACTAATCCCTTAAAAAATCTGGTAAAGGTGGTGGCCCATCTCTTAATGTAGTTTCGATTGGATATAGGATGCCAGCATCTCTTTTGATCATATTCTCCGATCTCTGAATATAGGATCTAAATAGGTCGCTATTATCTTGTGGAGTCTTTTTAAAATTATCGAGATCCAAGGTAATTATCCTGTGAATACCTATAAGTCCTATCTCGTTCTTAGCGAATAGTCTGTCCTGATCTGAGACCTTATCAGACTCTAGTATCCTAACCATTGTATTTAAATAGATGTCGTTCATCCCATAATCTCCTCAATTTTCTTTTGTGTTTCTCTTGCTAATTTGAAACTTCTTACCCAATTTGAATCATTAGCATAAAAATCATTCGACTTCTTATAAAGTTCAATGACTTTTTTGAGTTTTTGGATCTCTTTTTCTTTGTAATCCCATGCCTCTTTAGCATAGTAATAACTGTGTCTATTTTCAGTCCAATGATCAAACCTAGTGTCACACTTATCTGTTACATAAAACCAATTATTAAATTCACTCATCGACCTCTCCGTATTTTTCATTATATTTAAAAACTTTATGCCACCAGCCTTTACTACCTTCAAGATTTAATATAATTTCATTGGCTTCTTTGAGTTGTTGTTGTGTTTTATAGTGTTTTTTATGTAAGTCACAAAACCCACAACTAGAATCAAAATCTATCATTCCGCAGTGGTTACAAGGGTCATTCATATCCCTAACTCCTTAATAGCTTTCGCTGTTGCTATTGCAGCGGCTTGTTGAATTGTTTTGCACCAATCTGATAGATCAAAAATATATGCCTCAAATTCTAAAGAACAGAGCCAAGTACACTCCATGCCCCCATACTCATTGTGGAATTTTGGGATGCATTTTAACTTCTCCCAAACAAAAACTAAAGCGTCGAGTGAATTAGTATAATGGGTTCTTGGGTGCATTACGCTGGCGCACCCTTTAAACCACATTTTACCCTTTCTGAATTCAACGTCATTATGCCCCATAAACTCAGCAATAGTCCTATCAGCTTCTTGTAGTGTCACTGCCCTACTCCAACCCAAAATGTTCCAAATATAACTGTTATAGATAGAAGTAATCCCATCCCTAGACCAAATATAAAGTCATCACTAAGCTTCTTTTTAAGTGTTTCTTTAAGATCTTCAATAGTCTCCATATGTTGCCGAGTCTTTCTTTTATACTCTTTTGATGTTTGTTTAAATACTTTGTCTCTCATAGTTGAGTTAGTCTTGATTATACTAATGGCCTCTTTTAAATTCATCTTCAACATGTGTATCCTATTATCTCTATCCTCTATATCCCATTGGTAGTCCTGTATGGTTCTTTCCATTAGATCTATATAGGTTTCTAGCTCTTGTTTATTCATTTATCTCTCCTAGTTTCTAACGCTTCTTTGAGCTCTATTTCACACTGGTTCCATCTTTTCTTAAGTTGTCTGTTGGTCGTAGTTAAGTCAAAAAGAGCTTGGGAAAGGTTGCTTAATTGATTGTAGTGGTTTTTAATTACCAAGGCTTTATCTGCTGTTGCTCGGTTCATGCACTCTATAATACTTGAAGATCTACCATTAAACTCTTCTAAGTCCAAGATATTTTGACGCTGTAAAAGAACAGTAGTTAGTAGTTCATCTTTAGTCATTTCCCTTATTTCTTGTATTGAAGTTAACAAAATCCGGCTCCTAAATTATAGTGGATCTACAAAGTACCACTAAAATTCAGTCTGGCAAGACACAAAAAACTTACACGTGAGCTCTAATCTATCGATAGTACAGACCTCAAAAAGTACAATGTCCAGGACAGAAAATTTCGAGATTCAAATTACTTGGAGCGCAAAAAGGTCACATACAGGACTCTTATTTGTATGTCCTTAGCGTCCAATTTTAGGGTTTTTTATAAATTTGTTGGGATTTGTGGTTGTACTCAAAAGTATTGGATTTACAGCTCAAAATTTTTTATCTTTCATTATTTATTATATTTATATGTCCTTCCCCCTACCTTTCTTACATCTTTTAACTGACTGTGTTAATTTGAATGTTCGATTGTTTTTGGTATTCAGGTCTATTCCAGATTAGGAACGAAACATATTTAGGCTACACACTCTTATCTGGATCGTCAAGTAGTCTGTAACAATCTCTGAGATATGGGTCATTAGGACATTTAAGCTTCTTTTTAAGCTTGAGTCTTCTAGGTTTATGATAGAATCCTCCTGATAGCATCTCTTCTAGGGATACACACTCGTCGCATTGAAAATACAGCCTTAGAGCCACTTCAAGTGAGGGAGTCTTGACTTTACTCACGTAGGATTGAAGAGCTCTGTAAGAACATCCTACAGAGCTTGCTAGATCTCTCGGATCTATATTAGTCAGGTTTATAAACTCTCTGAGCGTCAAATTACACTAACCAGCTAATCATTCTCTTATACCAAGGCTTTCTATATCTTTTAGAGCTAGCTACTGAAGTAGTTCCACGATTACTGCGAGCTATCTGGCCTGCGATATATCCATATTGATATGGAACTGAGTATTTACGAGTGGCTGTTCTTCTAAATGGATGAGTGTAGTTCAGATTATGCATGTATTCATGGACTAAGTTACCTACTAGGAAGTCCAGAGTCATATATTTAGTATTAAACCAAGTCTTATATGTCGATGGATAAGTATATCCGATAACTCTAGCGTATTTCTTTAGATATAAGGTCACATCAACCAGCATAACGCCATCTCTATCTGTATCAAACTTATCTGATCCAGACATGAAATGCTCATAGATATCAATAGGGTGTTTTAAATCAGTATTCTTTAAATAAGTAAAAGGATGTTTAGGGTTTGTCACCTTACGCTTAAACTCAGCACTATTTATAGTCTCTTCTACGATAGATACAGCTTGATGAAATAGCTCTCTTTGTCTTCTAGTACCACCTCTAACGGTAGCTTTTACCTTTAAACTCATATTATCCCTCCTTATTGGACATTGTAATTGTTACAATCCTATAATGAGACTTATGAATGGACAACCTAGATACTACACATTCTCAATGCCTTTATATATTCAGCTCTCTAAATCTGAAAAAGGTAAGAAATATCACTTAAATCTTAATAATTATCGTAATTGGCACTATCAAGTCAGTAACAACCTTAAAAAAGCTTATAAAGAGATAGCTAAAAGCAAGCTAAAAACTCATAAATTTGGGCTTATGGATATCACATTCACTTTATGGAAAAAAGATAGACGTAGAATTGACCGTGCTAATCCTCTTAGTATCCATGAGAAGTTCTTTTGTGATGCCTTGACTGAGTTGGGCTGTATTCCAGATGATAATGATGAGTATATTTATTCAACTACATATCTCACAGGTGGTATTGATAAAGAAAATCCTCGTGTTGATATAGAGATTATAGACCATGGGAGCGTTCCAATTGAATAATGAGATAGAAATTATTGTTAAGTTAGATGGTTTAAGTTTGATGTTAAATGAGATTAGACGTATTAAAATCGAGGACATATCTAAGATATCGCTTATTTTAACTAAGATAAAAGAGCTTGAAGTTGATTTAAAGAGCTATAGATTAGCTGTCGATAGGATGAGGGATATCAATGTCACGTAGTAAGTTTGAGCTTAGATATTGTGAGGAGTTGGTTAAACATATGATGTTAGGCCACTCATATGTAACTATTGGAGCTAAATTAGGTGTCGCTCCTACTACATTATTTAAATGGGAGGATAAATATCCTGAATGGAAGGAAGCCAAAGAGCTTGGGATGGTCTGTTGTCAATATACTTGGGAGGAGATCTTATTATCAGCATCAAAAGGTGAAGTTAAAACTGCTCCTGCTGCTCTTATATTTGCTCTTAAGAACTATTTCCCAGAACAATTTAAGGATAACCAGCAATTAGGTACTGATAATGGAGTTACATTAATCTTTGAATCAGGCGTACCTCGTAAATTAGATGTAGACACAACTGCAGAAGAGGTGAATGAGGTTAAAAGTATTGAATCTAATAAGGCTGTAGATGTCGAGGCTACTGATATTCCTTATGAATCAGCTATCCTGGATGACTCTGAACTTCTATGAAGATAGTCTACAAACTTAATGAAGTCTTGATAATCTGTTAATATCCTATTTATAAACACTTCATTATTTCTAATTGATATTAAGGTTACAGTTTTAAGATCATTAATCTGTTCTTCCATTTTATATAGGTCCATACAGGTTATTGAACCATTAAATAAACATAAAAATCTTCTATTCCAATCTAATCTACTCATTATTTAACCTTCTGTGACTTCTTCCACACATTTTAAATAGAACTGATCTAAGTCATACACTCTTTTTTGATATATTTTAGGCACCATTTTGCCGTTCTTACCAACAAAAGGAGACCATTCAATGGATAGGTTATCTTCTTCACTTCTATCTATTGACCAAAAGCCACCTATTTCATCAAAATAGTTAAGTAATTTTATTAGACCGTCGTATTTAGAACTCATTTAACCAATCCTTTAAATATTTAGGTAGGTATTTATTATCAATTACAGATGCCTCAATCCTGGCCATTTCTTTTATTACGATATTTTCTAGTTGATTCTCTATTATTAGGCTCTCATCATATAGTTTAGAGATAGTATGATGGACTGAGAGTGTGTGGCAGTCCTGAGAGTAAGCGTTTAATGATAGTAATAATAATAGATATTTCATGAAGCACAACCTAGACCGTTTTTACATGTATGTCGAGATGGTTTGTAGTTATTACAGCTCTTATCATGATAGATATGAAGTCTTTTACCTTTCTTATATTTGATAGGATGGCATTTAGGAGTGTTGTTTTGATCATAATCATATGATTTTAAGTTGTTGTTGCCTTCTATTACTACGATACAAGTTAATATGGATAGTATTAGTAGATATTTCATCTTATTGTCCTTTGTTATGATTCATACAGAAGTAGAACGCTTGATCTTTTGAAGTAAACGGGTTGTTTTCTGTTATATCAAGCACACATTGTCCTACTGGATTAGGTCTAACTGCATATAAGCTTAGGATGAATAGTGATAGTAGTGATATTGTTAATAATTTCATTTATAGCTCCTCCTGCTCTTGCTCACAGATGCTAAATGCTTCTGGATACTCTATGTTTGACTCTTCATCACTCATAACTTCATCGATACACTTATTTAGATCTGTTTGAGACAATGTCTTAGGTTTCTAACAGTAGTATGACTCTGGATTAGCTTCACATTCTGCAGTATTTGATTGTTCTACACCACATGAGGCAAGAGATAGTGTTGTTAACAGTAGTAATGTCTTCATTATGACTCCTTTTCAGTGAATATTTCTAGTAGTGTCACATACTCTCGGCTAAATGATTCGCCTACCTCGTAGTTAAATCGATTAAATTTGTTTTTAGTTAATCTTTCTAGTATTCCGTAGTCTACTTTTAGGTTGATTTGAGTCTTTCTTAGCTTATTTCTTAGATAGGTGGCTTTGTTCTTTAGTATAGTCCAGTCTACTGGGTCATAATCTTCGTTTACTAGTCTCTGGTCTAGTAGCCATTTCTTTAGTTCGTTTGATGAGTCTTGTCGTTCTTTTAAGGTCATGGATAAATAGGTCATTTTGTCTCCTTTGTAGGTATTAGTATGACATAGATCTCAGTTTTCTCAAGTAATTAAGTTATTATATGGATAATGTGTATAATTACAGGTGTTTAGATATTTGAGTATTTATCGTTATTATGTGCACGTATCTATTATATGCACATATTGTTGGCATTGTGTGTATATGGGGTATAGAGGATGTCTATTGGATATTGATATCGATAGGTTTTATCTATGGGGTGCGATGTGATGTAGTTCATGAGTTATCAGGTGTTTAGTATGTGGTGGTACGAGCGAACCACAGACCCAATGTTTTCTGTCTAATAGTTCGTATATCATAGGTGCGTATATCCTGCTATTGAGTACATTGCACTATAACGTTTATTATCGTGCAACCTATCGGCTAGAAAGATCACCTCTATGCAAATGTAGTGCCATCATGAGCGTCAATGTATTAATAAGAGGCGATCGGCTAAGAGGTGGGAGAAATGTTGAAAGCCCCCTGAGTTCCACAGACAGTACGTGAGGGATCAACTCACGGAAAATTCACTTCCAATGATTATAACGCACCACAAGACGCATCTAGGGGCGGGGTTTCTAATTTATCCCACTTGCTTTTCTGGAAAGAAGTAGAGAGTATGTATGTATAAACAAGGAGAGTGTTATGGGTTTTCGTTATTTAGATCCTCATGGAAGGTTTGTAAAATTTAGTCCAAAGAAACCAGAAGTAAAAGGTAGTAAAGAAGTAGAAGCTAAACCAGAAATTAAGAGCGAACCAGCTCCAGAAGTTATGGAAGTTCCTAAAGAATTAGATAAGTTACCTATGTCTGAACTAAAAAAGATGGCAAAGTCTAAAGGTCTTAAGATAGATAAGAAACTTAAGAAAGGCGATATCATTAACGCTATTGAAGAAAAAGATTCTGAAGTAGAACTTTAGTGGTTAAGAAGACAAAGGTTATACGTAATAGTTATAGCCCACGTAAATTACAAAAGAAGGTACATTTAGACCTTAAGCGTTTTAATGTACTGGTATGTCATCGTCGTTTTGGTAAAACAGTTTTAGTTGTTAATGAAACTATTGATCGTGCGATGACTAATCCTTTACGTAATCCTCAATATGCGTATGTGGCTCCTACATATAAACAAGCTAAGAAGATTGCTTGGCAGTATTTCCTAGATTTCACAAGACACTTACCAGAAGTTAAAGCTAATAAAGGTGATCTTGAAATTACTATTCAAAGGCCTTGGAGAGTTGATCCTGTTACAGGAGATAAAGATCCAGATCATGTAAAGATAATGTTAATTGGTGCAGATGATCCAGATAGTCTTCGTGGACTTTATCTTGATGGGGCTGATTTAGATGAGTTCGCGCAATGTGACCCTATTATATGGGGACAGATTATAAGACCTGCGTTAGCTGATAGGGGCGGTATTGCTAGAGACTTAGGTATTACTAAGGATTATTTGGGCAGACCTTTGATACCTTGGGCTATATTTATTGGTACACCTAAAGGGCAGAATCATTTTCATAGAAGATATATTCAAGCTGAGAGCTCTATGGAGTTTGTTAAAGCTTTTGAAGCTAGGTTTGATATAGAGTTTCAAGAGAAGAGATGGACTGAATTTGAAAATAAATTAGGTCTTGAGGAGGATACTCCGCAAAAGGTTAGAGATAGTGCGTTAGAGGTTCAATCTAAGGTAGTAGTAAAGCAGTATAAGAGATATAGAAAATACTTAGCTGCTAAGAATTGGTTCTGCGATATTTACAAAGCTTCTGAAACTGGGATATTAGGTAACTCAGAGATTGAAGAGATGACTGAAGATTTGACTCAATCTGAAATAGATCAAGAATTAGAGTGTGATTTCACTGCAGCTATCTTAGGAAGTTATTATGGAGAGTTTCTTAACAGGATTGAAGAGAAAGATCAGATTGGTGAAGTGCCGTATAATCCTAAGTTTCCTGTATCCACTTTCTGGGATATTGGGATTAATGATAAGTGTACTATCTGGTATCGACAAAAGATTGGGGACTTTTACCACTATATCGATTATGACGAGTTTGAAGGAAAGGGTATTCCAGAGCTTGCAAAGGCTGTTAAGGAGAAACCGTATTCGTACGCTCGTCACGTATGGCCACATGATGGAGCCGCAAAGGAGTTTGGAACTGGCGTTACCAGACAAGAAACCGCTAGACAAAATGGACTTACAGTTTATATCCAACCTAGACAAGCCGTGGATGATAGAATTAACGCTACCAGAATCAGAATCAGGTTATCTAAATTTGATAAGAACGCCTGCAAGCGCGGATTAGAGTGTTTATATAATTACCAAAAAGAATATGATTCCAAGTTAATGATGTTTAAAAATAAGCCTAAACATGACTGGGCTTCTCATGGCTCTGATGCATTTGGCTACTCAGCACTTGACGATTTCGATGATACCCTATTTAATAATTATACGGGCCCTGCCGAAGCCATAATGGATTATGAGGAAATATAATGACTAAGAAGAGTCGTAAGAGCCCTACTATTACTGGAGTGGATAGTTCTGATTTTGAGAACTTTATCCAAGCCGGATCTAACTTATCATCTAACCAAAATGCAGATACAAGTATTTCTAGGAAAAGAGTAAAGTCCGCTAAGACTGAAATTGTTCCATTGACTAATAATCAACCTAGAACAACTAATGGACCTTTTGGAAGTCTTGGATTTGCCCCTAGAAGAAATATATCTAAAGAAGAAAGATTCGAAAGAGCTAACCTTTTAGATATCTCTCAACAGGATTTAGATAATTTAGCAGGTAACTTTAATCAGAGAAAGTCTGAGATTATTGGTAGAAGGCAACAACCAGGACGGAACCAATTAATATTAAGCAGGGATAACTTATGATTTCACGTGATGCTACTAAATTAAAAAAGATGTTTGAGGATATGGTATCAGATAGACATAACTGGGATGATCACTGGAATGATGTTCTTAATTATGTAGCTCCTCAAAAGAATAGAGTTTATATTCATAATTCAACTACTCAACCTCAAGGGGATCAGAGAAATCAAAGACTGTACGATTCATCAGCACAGCATTTCAACGAACTGCTAGCTTCGGCTTTACATTCTATGCTGACCAATCCTACAGTCAATTGGTTTGGCCTTTCTAGTGGAGATCAAGAGATTGATCGTAAGTCTAATGTTCGTAAGTTCTTTCAAAAGTTCACGCAAACTATTCATGATATTTTATCTAACTCAAACTTCCAGACAGAGATCCATGAACTATATATGGACTTAGGTTCTCTAGGTACTGGTATTATGTTTATTGATGAAGATGAAGAGGATCAGATTAGATTCTTTTCTTATCCGGTATTTCAATTATATTTAAGAGAAAGCTCTAAAGGAATGGTAGATACTGTTGCTAGAAAGTTTTTAATGACTGGTCGTAAAGCTCTTCAAGAATATGGAGATGACCCTAAAGTTTGGGGGCAAAAGGTTTTATCAGAAATCAATCAAGATCTTAATAAAGAGATTGAGTTGGTTCATATTACTATGCCTCGTATTGATAGAGATAAATCTAAAAAGAATCCTCAAAACAAAAAGTACGCTTCAGTACATTTATATTTAAAAGAACCTACTATAATTAAAGAGTCAGGTTACGATAACTTTCCTTGGGTAGCACCTCGCTGGACTAAATTGTCTAACGAAGTTTATGGTCGATCTCCTGCTATGAAGACCTTACCAGATATTAGAATGGTAAATGCTATGATGAAGACTGTTATTCGTGGAGCTCAAAAAGCGGTTGATCCTCCGTGGCTTATTGCTCACGACTCTGTATTAGGTAGACTTAATCTCAAGCCAGGCGGTACGAGTGCAGTTAGACAAGGGATGACAGGGCAAGAGTCCATCAGACCTTTAGTATCTGGAGCTCGTACTGATCTTGGTTTAGATATGATTCAAAGAGTTCGTGAATCTATTAAACAAGGTTTCTTTATTGATCAACTTCAGTTAGGTGGTTCTGATAGAATGACTCAGTTAGAAGTTAATATTCGTAATGATGAGAACCTTAGATTACTTTCTCCTATTTTAGGTAGATTGCATTCTGAGTTACTACAACCTTTAATTAGCAGAATCATAACTATTATGAGTAAGCGAGGACTTATACCTCAAGTACCTGAAGAGTTAGCTGGAGTTAACCCACAAGTATTTTATAGGTCTCAAATTGCTAAAGCTCAGAAGGCTGGAGAAGGTAGAGTTGTTTCTAACTATATGGCAGAGCTACTTCAGACATCTCAGATTAAACCTGATGTACTAGATTTAGTTGATTTCGATAAGATGGCCAAATACAAAGCACAAGTTGACGGTGTACCAGAACTGATATTTAATAATGATGAAGAGGTAGAAGAGCTTAGAAATCAGAGAGCTGAGCAACAGGCAGCAGCTCAAGAATTAGAAGAGCAGCAAGTAGGTGCTGAGATGATACAAAAAGCAGGACCTACGATACAAAATTTAGAGGGCTAGATGACTGAGAGAAAGGTTGAGCAAGAGGCAATTGATACTATCAATGCTTACAAAAAAGTATTCAATTCTGAAGAGGGTAAAAGAGTTATCTTTGACCTTATGAACAGGACTGGCTTTTTTAGTAACCAACTCCTTAGTTCTGAAGAGATTATTTATAAAGAAGGTCAAAGAAGTATTATCACTCAGATAACTGGACTTATTGGAGTTGATTCTCAAAAACTACTTAACATTTATACACAAAAGAAATCCGATAGTGATGACTACTACGACGAATTTTAAGGAGAGAGAAAATGAGCAAAGACAATTTAATGGGAGATTTTAATGGAGACTCTAACGATGGAGCAGGTACTACCAATAGTAATAGCACTAGTGGGGATACTACTAATGATACTGGAGTACAGGTAAAATATCCAGAAGGATTAGCCGAAGAGTTTCACGGCAACCCGACTTTAGATAAATTTGTAGATAAAGAAACAGGCGACTTTAATACTGGAGCAGCACTTCAATCTTTAATCCATGCTCAGAAAATGATTGGAGGAGATAAGATCTCACTTCCATCTAAAGATGCGGGTCAAGAGGAGTGGTCTCAAATATATAAGAAGTTAGGACTTCCAGAGGATACTAAAGATTATAAGATAGATGTTGAAGGTTTAAATGATCAAGACACTACTGTATTAAATGGCTTTATTGATACTGCTCATAAGAACGGTATCTTACCTCATCAAGCTAAAGAAGTTGTTAAATATTTTAAAGATATGACAGAACAACAGAATACTAGTTGGCAAGCCGAAGAGGATGCT